TGAAATGGCTTGTTATTCAAAAAGTATGTGTTTATATGAAGAAGATATTAAAGATATTGAGAAAATAATACAAAAAGCAAAAGGGGATGATAAATAATGGATAGGGAAATAAAATTTAGAGCATGGGATAGTGTTCATAATAGAATGATTTATTTAAAAGATTGTGTATCATTTGGTCATATTGATGAATTTGATGTATATGAATTATATTTTGAAGAAAATGGTCTTAAATGTAGAGTTTATAAAGAATATGATGATGATTTTGGTGGTGGAATTGCTGATGAAACTGATTTAGCCATTATGCAATATACAGGATTAAAAGATAAAAATGGTGTAGAAGTTTACGAAGGAGATAAAGTTATGTTTGACTATGAATGGACTAAACCTGATGAAATTGGTGTTATAACTTGGAATAAAGATACGGCTAGTTTTCAAATAAAAGGTCATATTCCTAGTTCTTCTATGAAACATTTAGATAGAATGAAAGTAATAGGAAATATTTATGAAAATAAGGTTGATTAAATGAAACACACAATTAAAGTAAGAACTTTCTTAGGACAAGCAATAGATACGTTTAAAGAATATATTAAAACAAAAGGAAATTTACAAACAGACTATTCTTTAGAAAAATATATGCAAGAAATATTGGACTACATAGACTACTTAGAAAAAGAAAATCAAGAATTAAAAGAAAGATTAGAAAGAATTGATAATTATTTAGATAAGTATTATTCTATGGAAAATCAATATTGGTTTGACCATATACGAGATATTGTAGAAGATAGGTAGGTGGAATAAATGGGATTAAATAATTTTGTATTAACTTGTGAAAAAGATAATGAAGAATTAAGAAAAGATATAAATTATTATAAAAATATGACATCAAGACTAAAAAAAGAAAATCAAGAATTAAATAAACAAGTTGAAGTAAGTAATGAGTTAGTTGCACAAGGCACATTAACAGAAATGAAACTTCGCAATGAAGTTAATAGATGGAGAAAAGAATATCAAGATACTTACAAAGATGTTCGTATAGAAATTAAAGAATATAAAACTCAACAAAAAGAGTTTATAAAATATTTAGAAGATGAAATAAATAAATTGGTAAAAGAATATGGTAATTATGTTTATGATGATTATTCAGAAGAAAAGGGAAAATATGATAGTTATCAAGAAATTTTACAAAAATACAAAGAAATAATAGGAGATGATAAATAATGAAAATAATAAGCAATAAACTTTATAACGAATATACAAAAACAACAATAGATTATCATACTGATTATTCCAAAATAACTAAAGAACAATTATATGATACTTTTAAGTTTCATTGTCAAGGTCAAAGAATACTTAATGAAGTAGTTGAATACATTTATAAATTAATTCAACAAGATAAAAAACAATAGGAGATGATAAATAATGAAGTTAATTAGTAAAAGTAAATTATTAAAAATAATTAACAGATATGGTGTTAACAAACAATTAAGAAAATTTAATGAAGAAGTATTTGAAGTTAATGAAGCTATTATTAAGCTTGAAAATATTAGTTTTCCAGATAGTGAGCATTTAAGAGCTGTAAAGGAAGAGATAGCTGATGTATTAGTTTTATTAAATCAATTTATATGTCTTTATAATATTAAAAGTGATGATATTGCAGATATAATGGAATATAAAATAGATCGAACTTTAAAAAGAATGGAGAGTGAACAATGTCAGACTATAATAAATACAGAGAATCTCATATAAAAGCTTCTAAAAAATGGCAAAAAGAAAATCCTGAAAAAGCTAAAGAATATAGATATAAATATAGACATACAGAAAAAGGTAGAAAAGCAGCTATGGAAGCACAAAGAAGATATAGAGCTAAAAAGAAAAATGGAAAAATTAGTCTTGTTTCTGAAAATTAGTGCTATAATTGTTTTAGATAGGAGGTGCTAACATTGGAAGAAGTAATTAAAGACATTGATATAATGATTAAAAATACTAAAGAAACTCTTAGAAATTTAAAAATTATAAGAAGTTATCTTATTCAATTAGACGAAAAAGAAAAATATAAAGATGAACATGAAATAAAATCTATTGAAAAAAGTATAGAAAATTTATTAAAATCAATGGATATAAATTTTTCAAAAATAACAGTAATTAAAGAAAGTGATAACTAATGGATTATTATAAAATAGCTTTAGACTTTTTTAAACAAAGTTGTCAAGTAATTGAATTTAATAACAAAGAAGAATGGTTAAAGTTAAGAATGAATGGTATTGGAGGTAGTGATTTATCAGGAATACTAGGACATTCTCATTGGAAAAAGCCAAAGGATATTTATAAATCAAAAAAAGAAGAAATACCACAAACAAGTAATTTTGCAATAGACTTTGGTAATAATTTTGAAAATATAATATTTGAAGCTTTTAAATATAAATATAAAGAATATTATGCTGTTTTAGATTTTAAAAATGTTTTATTTAAAAATATTTGGAATCCATTTTTACAAGCATCTATAGATGGTGCATTGGTAAATAAAAATACAAATAAAGTAGGTATATTAGAAATAAAAACAGTTCAAGAAAGAAAAGGTAAATTTTATGATGTGAATGGAAATAGAATTGTACCCGATTATTATTTTGATCAAGCTATACACTACTTTAACACAACAAATGTTGATTATATTATATTTTATGTTTTAGTTAATTATGAAAATCCTATAAATGATAGAGATATGGAATTTTTAACACCTAGAATATTTTATAAAAAAGACTATAAAGATTATTGTAATTATACAATAGAAGAATGTAAAAAGTTTTGGTATAATAATGTTTTAAAAAATATAGAACCTAATGAAAAAATAAGTTTTAGATAGGAGGAGATTAAATGGAAGCAGAAGTTATTAGTGAAACTACTTTAGCAAAGCCTACTTTTGAAATGGATGTTGAAGTTAAGTTACCAAAAGATATGCCAAAAGTTGAGCATAATTTAGATAAACTTGAAGCTTATGCAATTGAATTAGAAAAATGGTATAAAACTATTGTAATTAGAAAAGAAGATGTCAAAAGTGCAGAAGTTGAGAAGACAAAAGTTAATAAACTTATAGAACAAGTTAAAAGACTACGTATAGATAATATTAAAAAATACAAAGAACCTATAGAAGATTTTGAAAAGACAGCAAAGAATATTGAATCTTTATTATCTAATGCTAAAGATACAATACAAAAAAGCTTAACAAAATATGAAGATGAAAGAAAAGAAGAAAAATTAGTAAAAGTTATTAATCCTATAATAACTTCTCTTATATCAGAAGCATTTTGTGAAGGTTATTTAATAGATTCAAATTTAATAGAACAAGACAAAAGATGGTTTAATAAAACAGCTAAAGATTCTGATATAGAAAAAGATATAAAAGAACAAGTTGATAATATTATAAATGAACAAAAACAAATAAATGAAGGTATTGAAATTATTAATAAAACAATAGCTTTAACTAAAAATAAAAATCTTAACAATGATATGTATATTGAAAGACTAAAATATACAAAAGATTTAACAAGTGTTTTAAGTGATATAGAAAGAGATAATAAGATAAAAACAGAAGCATCAAATAACATAAAAGGAGTATTTGGTAAACCTGTAGATACAACAAACTATATTTCACAAGATCCATTTGCTAATAATTTAATGGTTACATTCAAAGGTAATGAAGAACAAATAAAATTAATAAGAGAATATGCTGAAAGCATAGGAATGGAAGAATTATAAAAGGAGATGATAAATAATGCCAGCAGCAAAAACTAAAAAAGATGAAATAAAATTAGATATAGCTTTAAAAGGTGTTAGTGCAAAATTACAAACAGCAAGAACTATATTAATTGATAAAGGTTTAAAAAAATCAGGTAAAAATGATTTTGCACATTTTGAGTTTTTTCAATTAAAAGATTTTTTACCTGAGGCTCAAAAAATATTTACTAAGTTAGGTTTAACAACTAATTATACATTAATGCCTAGAGTTGTTGCTAAGATAGAAAAATTTAATGATACAGGGTCTATTATAGAATCTGAACCTATTATCAGAGATATTGCTAGACTAGTTATCAAAGATATAGAAACAAAAGAAACAGAAGTTTTTGAAATGGAAGCAGCTCCTGTTCAAATTGGTAATAACACTAAACAAAATATCTATCAAGCAGCAGGTGGGAGAAGTACATATTATAAAAGATATTTGTATAGAGATGCTTTAGAAATAGAAGAAGATGATGAAAGTGATCAAGTGTTAGGACAAGCTAATATTAATTATGTAGATGCTAATCAAGCAAATCCTTATAACTTTCAACAACAAAGTGTTTCAGTGCAACAGGATATTGTAAATAATCAACAAATTTCAAATAATATGAAACAAGCTCCTGTACAACAGGTACAAGAAATAGGAACACCTGTAAAGATTAATCCAACTACAGAAGAAGTTGTTGTAGATCAAGAAGATATAAACCCAGATGCAATTTTAACACAAAATTCAAGAGTTGAAATAATGAACATTATTAATGGTAAAAATTTAAATGGATTTGAAGTAATTAATAAGTACTGTGAAAATAATGGAGTTAAATCACCAAGTGATTTAAAAGAAAGTGATAAACAAGGATTACTTGCTTATATAGATACATTATAATGGAAAAAGTAAAATATAAAGATTTTATAAATCTTAGCAAGTATGTAATTGATTTTAAAGGTCACAGTATTTTATGGAAAATAAAATTTTATATAACAGCACCATTAAGATATTTAATATTTAAAAAAGTTTTAAAGAAAGAAATGGTGACTAAAATAGAAAGAAAAGAGGTAAAATAATATGATGAATTTTATAATGCAAACAGGACATTTAGTAGACAAACCTGTTTATAGACAAGCACAAAATGGAGGAAAATCTTCTATATGGGGTAAGATAGGTGTATATCAAGGAAAAGATCAAAATGGTAATGATTTAGATACTTTATTTATGGAATTTACAGCTTTTGGAAATGAGGCAGACACTCTAGCTGCAGTAGCAAATAAAGGTGATCTTATAGTAGCTTCTGGAAGATACTCTGTAGTAAAATCTATTTCAAATGATGGTAGAGAATTTACAAATCATAAAATAGTAGGTAATGCTAAAATGTGTTATAAAAATCCAAATAACAGTAATGTAGCTTCTATGCAACAAGCTCCTGCACAACAAACATATCAACAAGCTCCTGCACAACAAACATATCAACAAAATCCATGGGGATAATTAATGAATACTGTTTTTAAATTTTCAAAGGTAAAACCTTTAATAAAATTTAATAGATACAAGTTTGTTGGTAGCCATAATAATTTTGAAAACATAAATTATTATGTTAAATATAATGGAAACAATAATTATGATTTTATGGAAGCAAAAATTGCTAGGCGACCTAAAAAATTATTTAAAAAATATGAATTAACAGCAGGAACTACTATAAAAGTTTTAGATAGTTTGATGTTTAGCTATCTAAAACATAGAAAAGAAAATAATGTATTAAGTAAAAGTTTTATTAAGAATGCTTTAGAGGAAGCAGGATTTCCAGAATCAATAAATAAATATTATACAACTAAAGTACCTAAAGAAATATCAGAATTAGAATATTATAAAAAAGCAAAAAAAGATGGATACAAAATTTTGTATTGTATGAATAATGAAGCAAAAGATAAAAAATTTGCTAATGTCTATTTAGTTTTAGTAAAAGATGAAATACAAAAATGGGTTGGTGAAGATATAAGTTATGTTAATTTTAAAATGGCAGAATTTACAGTAAAACCAAGCTATATTAAAAATGGGGGTAAAGATAAATATTTTATGCTAGAATTACCTAGTTTAAATATTCCAACTAGTATACTTAAATAATTTGGAGGTGTAAGGTATGAAATTAAAATTCTTTGATGATTTTATTGAAAAACAATTCAATGAAAAAAGAATTGATAATAAGTACCCAAATGAGAAAGGAAATGTGATGGTATGTTGTCCATTTCCTCATACAAGAAAAACACTAAACCAAAAAACATGGATAGAAGAAACAGAACAATTTTATGAAAAAGTTCCAAGTGCAAGTATCAATAAAGATATGGGAGCCTTTAATTGTTTTGTTTGTGGACAACATTTTAATGAGTTGGGATTTGCAGAGAAATTATTAGAGAAACCTAAAGAAGAGATTATAAAGGATTATTTAGTAGAAGAAGAACTTGAAGATACAACTAAAGAATGGGAAAATAATCAACATAGAAATTTATTAGAAAATAAAGATATGTTAGAGCAGTTAAGGTTGTTAAATATCAGTGATGATATAATAAGACAATTAAAACTAGGTTGTATTACTAATTGTTTAGCAACACCTGTATTTAAAAACAATAAACTAATAAATATTGTTAGATATAATATATTTAAGTTAGACAATGTTTCAAAAGTCAGATACAATGAACACTCTCGTACAGGTGACATAGTTCCCTTTGATATATGGAAAAATGATAATAGAAATACAATAATTTGTGAAGGTGAAAAAGATATGCTAATAGCTAGATCCTTTGGATTTAATGCAATTACATTAACAGGAGGATCACAAGCATCTTTACAAAGAGAATATTTACAGTATTTTAAAGGAAGAAATGTAAACATTGTGTATGATAATGACAATGCAGGTGTGAATGGATCTAAAAAACTTTACAAAGATTTAGAACAATATTGTAATGTTTTTATTACAGATATTGGAGCAGTATGTAAAGAAGAAAAAGAAGATGTTGGTGACTTTTTTAACAAATATAATAAAGATTATAACGATTTTGTAAATTTATTAAAACTAAATTCAAAAAAGTTAACTAAGCAAGAACTTAATAATATAAAAACAAAAAATACTCTAGACTTTTCTAAATTAGAAAATAATATTAAAAACAGTAAATTAAAATCTAGGGTTCGTTCATCTTTTCAAATAATTGCAACATGCACAGATACTTATGCAATACCAGAATATGCTATATTTAAAATAAAAGATATTGTAAGAGAAGAAATGCCAAATGATTCAAAGAAAATAAAAACATGGTTTCTTAAAGATTCTCCTGGAGATTTCTTAGAGTTAATGGAAGGAAAAATAAAAACTAAAGATATCCCAAATTTATTAGCTAGTTTATGTGGTTTAAATTCTAAATGGTATAATTTATATGATTTAGAAATGGGTAAATTAAAAACTGTATATAAATGTGTTGTTACGGATGAAGTTAGTGATACAGATGAAAAAGCCAATGAAAATACAGTTGATTTATACTCGTTTAGACCTTTAGATATAGGAAGTATATATGATGTAGAATATAAATTATATCCACATCCAAGAGAAGGACAAAAAATCATAGCAGTTGCTCAAAATATTAAAGAAACGTCTTTTGATTTTGACAAAAATGATAAAGAACTTGTGTCTAGTTTAAATGAATTTAAAGTTAAAACAACAATACAAGATAAATTAGAAGAGCTTTATCAAAGTGCAAGATCACACATAGCACCTTATCTAAAAAAAGACTTATGGTTTCTTATGGATTTGGTTTTTAATTCCCCTCTTGATATTACCTATAAAAAGCCTATAAGAGGAGCATTAGATGTATTTGTTTTGGGTGATACAAGAACAGGTAAATCAGAAACATCAAAAGCTTTAACAAAATTATATGATTTTGGTGAGGTAGTACCCCTTAAGACAGCAACAGTTGCTTCTTTAATAGGTGGTACTGATGAAAGATTAAAGAAAACAAAACTTGGTGTCTTACCTCGATATCATAAAGAACTAGTAGTAATGGAAGAATTTAGTGGAGCACCTGTTGACTTTATAAAAACTTTAACTGAAATTAGATCAAGTAACATGGTAAAAATTTATCGTGTTGCAGGAGAAATACAAGCACCATGTAAATTAAGAATGTTGACAATATCAAATCCTATGTCTTATGGTGGAAGTATGATGCAAATAGCTTCATATCCTAATGGAGTTGAACCTATAAATGAACTTATAAGAAGTCCTGAGGATATAGCACGTTATGATGCTTTTATGTTAGTACCTAGTGTAAAAGATTTAACAAATCCTTTTATTAATAAAGACGAAGCAAATCTTAAAATAGATAAAAAACACTATGAAAATAAAATGAAATGGATTAAGTCTTTAGGATCTGAAAATATAATCATTGATGATCAACTAGGAAGTTATATATTTAATAAAGCATTAGAGCTAAATAAAATGTTTTCTTGTAGCTTTGCAGTATTTGGAAGTGAAACAGATAAAAAGATAGCACGAATGAGTGCAGCATTGGCATGTATGCTCTGTAATACAACAGACCTAGAACATGTTAATGTAACAAAAGAACATGTTGATGTTATTGTTAATTTTATGAAATCATTGTATGATAATTATCCATTTAGGTTAAAGGAATTTGCAAATGAAGAAAGAGCATACAATATAGTAAAAGAAGAAGATACTAATTTATTAAATGAGATATACCCTAAAAATACAACATTAATTGAATTTTTAGCAAATAACTCAAGAATAGGTAGAAATGAATTAATAACAATATCAGGTTTAGATAGAGAATCTTTTACTAAAATATTTAATTTATTAGCATCAAGAAAATTTATTAAGTTAGAAAAAGAGCAAGTTTTACCAACAATAAAATTTAGGGAAACTTATAAATTAATAGATAAAAGTTTTAATTTATATGATATAAATAAGTAATTGGGAGGTAGTAGAATGGATTTAAAGACAAACGATAGAATTATAGAAGTAAGAACAGCTTATGCTTTAAACAGAATATTTAACTATATTAATAGAAAAAAGTTTAAAGAGCATGTAATTATTATGGAATGTTTAGCTGAAAGTATTGATGAAGATAATAAAGACAGATTTCTAAAAATGATGGAAGTTAGTACACAGGAACGTATTGTTGGGGCTTCTAAAAAAGAAATATTAGCAACTTTTCAAGCTTTCTATAAAAAACCAACATTAATTGCTAGTAAAATGGGAATAAGTAGATCATATTTTTATAACATATATAATGATTTATTAAGTAGAAATTTTATAAATGATAAGTTTATAGAAGAGTTAAAACCTTCATTAAGTAAAGATTACCTTCCTATGTGCTTACTTATAAATAGTTTTTTAGATAATTTTACATACATATCAGGAGATCCTTATTATAGTCATTATGATTCTCCTAGAGTTATGGAACTTGAATTTTATTTAATATATGATAGTCTTTATAGGATATATCAAGGTAGTTCAAATATGGAAAATTTCTTATATAAAATATGTACTACAATGGAAATTGATTGGTCATCTATTTCTTATTTACTAAGAAACATACATGTAATACAACGTCTTAATAATGATAAAGTTTTAGGTACTAAACAATTTAAACAAGAACTATTTAATTTGGGATATTTAAAAGGTTTAAAGAAGTATGAAATAGGAAAATCGTTATTTGGACTAGAAGGTAAAACTTTTTATAGTAAAAGTTATGACAACATGACAAAAGATATAACAGAGGATGATTGGGAATTTGATTTAACATTTACACCAACAGTAGATTGGCAACATATAAAACATGAAGATGTTCTTAAATTTATAGAATTATTTAGGAGCTTTGTTAATGAACAATTATAATAAGTTTTTATTTCAAAAATATAATTATAAAGTTTTACATGTACAAAATAAAAATGATATAAATCAAATGATTAGTGATTCTCTTTTTTCTAAAATTAATTTCTTTGCTTATGATACAGAAACAACAGGACTTAATATAATGAAAGACAAACCTTTCTTAGTTATATTTGGTTTTGCTAAATGTATATATTTATGGGATGCTAATTATAAAGAAGCCACCTATACAATGTTTGATATTGTAAAAAGAAGTAACAAGATGTTGTTTGCTCACAATGCTAAATTTGATTACCATATGTTAAAAAATATTGGTACACCAATACCTGAACAAATAGAATTATCAGATAGTATGACATTAGCAAGATTAATAGATAGTGCTGATGATGAATTTGCGAGTATGAAGTTGGAAAAAATAGGTGAAAGATTTGTTGATCCTGATTCAAAATTTGCAGGACATTTAATAAAAGATATCTTAATGAAAATTAAAGTAGAAAGAAAGAAAGTTGTATGCAATAATTATAAAATGTTAACAGGTTCAAAGTCTTATAATGATGCTTGGCAAACTTATACTAAACGTGTTCAATTTATTACAAAGTACCATGAGGCTTTTGATGATTATAAAGAACCTACTTATTATGATGCTTTTAAAAGAGAACCTGATTTAATGTACAATTATGCAACTGATGATGTAATTATTATATTAGAATTTCTAAATAAAATAGGACCACTATATCAAAAGAAATATGGAACTAGATATGGCTTAGATATGACAGTTTGGAAAAGGGAAAATAGATTATTAAGATGTATTGCTGAAACTGAACGTGTTGGTTTTAAAGTTGATGTTGATTATCTTATTAAATCACATTATAAAGTAGAAGAATTTCAAAAAAGATTATATGATAAATTACATAAATTAACAGGTGAAAATTGGAAAGTTGGTCAACATAAAACTATTATGAATTTTTTTAACAATAAATATAATTTAGGTTTAGAAAGTTGTGATAAAAAAGTAATAGGAAAGTTATGTCATCATGAAAATGAAAATATAGCACAAATTGCAAAATTAATTAAAAAATTAAGAACAGTTGATAAATGGCTAAGTACCTATATAGATGGTGTTCTTAATAAAATAATAAAAGATGGTGATGAATATAGACTACATACCACTATAAACAATAATGGCACTGTCAGTGGTCGTGTTAGTTGTGATTTACAACAAATGCCTAAAATGGGTATATATGAAAGTGATGATGATTCTAAAGAGTTATTATTAGATGAATCATTATTAGATGAAGGTGAAGAGGAATTATTTCATCCAAGAAAATATGTTATACCTCCAAAAGGTTATAGCTTATATTTTTCTGATTATAGTCAGCTAGAACTTAGAGTACAGGCTTATTACACTATAATAACAGGAAATCTTGATTATAATTTATGTAAATCATATATGCCTTATGATTGTAGACATTATAAAACAGGAGAATTATTTGATTATAAGAATCCTGAACATATAAAACATTGGAGTGATTTTAAAGAAGGATCACCACACCCAAGTGAATTTGAAGATGGAAGTGAAGAGTTATTTAAACAAGGTTGGTCAGCATGGATAGATAATAAAACAAATAAACCATGGATTCCAACTGACTTACATACTAAAACAACTTTAACAGCTTTTCCTGAGTTTTCAGATAAAACACATACTAAAGAATTTAAGAAAAAATGGAGATATTTAGGTAAATCAACTAATTTCGCTAAAAATTATGGTTGTGGTCCTGCTACATTAGCCTCTAATCTTGAAATATCTTTAGAAATAGCTACAAAACTAAGTGATGCTTATAACAAAGCCTATCCAGGTGTTATAGGATATCAAAACGAAACACAGGGAGAATTAGCATTAAAAGGTTATAGTGAAAACCTATATGGAAGAAAATATTATATAAATGACAGTTCTAATGGATACAAAGTAAATAATTATAGGATACAAGGAAGTGGAGCAGACATGCTAAAAGAAGTGGAAATAAAAGTATGTGAATATTTAAAAGATAAAAAATCAAGGTTTATATTACCTATACATGATGAATTATGTTTTGAAATAGCTCCAGAAGAAGAATCTTTTGTTCCTAAAAAGATAAAAGAAATTATGGAAGATGTTAAGGATAAAGTTCCTTATGTTCCTATAGTGGCTGATGTTGAAAAATCAAATACGACATGGGCAGATAAGAAAGAGGTGTATTTTGATTGAATATTAATATATTTAGTAAATATGATATTATAATTGAAAAAAGTGGAAGCTATATAGATGAAGAAAATAGCTTACCTGATGATATTTCTTTCAATAATTATAGCTCTCACAATACTTATATTTGGGATGGTGCTAAGTTATTAAATTACATATACAATAAATTAGCCGATCCTAATTTAATTAGTATTTATGTAATGGGTAATTATATTTCATTTGAAACCTTTGATGTTAATTCTGGTACTGAAGATAATATTAGAATAGTTGCTAAGGAGATTCATGAGTAAATCAGAACAAGCTATTCAAAAAGAGATACTTGATTTTTTAAGATCAGAAGGTTTTCTAGCTATAAAACAAAATAATATAGGTATTTATGCTAGAGCAGGTATTCCTGATATTGTGGCATGTACAAAAAAAGGAAAATTTATAGGTATTGAGGTTAAAAGACCAGGGGAAAAACCCAAACCTATACAGCTAGCATTTTTGGATGCAATTAATCAAATAGGGGGATATGGTTTTTATGCAACAAGTGTTGATGAAGTAAGAGAAAATTTAGAATGGAAAGGATACTTATAAATGGTTATAAATAGTAAAGGATATATTAAATTAGCTGAAAAATTAAAAAAGTCTTATTCACTAATGACAAACGGAGAGATAACAAATCCTGAGGTGTTATTTGATAAAGTTGAAACATTATTTAATCAAATATACATAGAAAATGAAGTTGCAGCTGATGACTTAATACATTGTATTATTACACCAGAAATGTCTTATAGTGAAATTATAGATGCAATAAAGGATTATTTTGGTTATGATGAATAATAAAAAATAGAAGCTTATCTGCTTCTATTTAATTTTCTCCTTTTTGCTTTTAAATTCTTTAAAGATATACTACTTTTTGTTGACAAATCTCTAATAGTAGGAATATCCATACCTTCATTTTTTAATTCTCTAAATACATCTTGATAAGTTTGCAAATCTTCATACATTTTTGAATTTTGTATTTTTTCATTATCAGCATATCTAAGAACTGATGGTAATATATCTGTAACTATTTTAGATTTTTCTTCATCATTTCCTATATCCTCATATAAATTTTTTATTTTTTTAGCCTGTGATGTTGTTAAAGTATCAACACCTAATAATGAGGCTATTGTTTCAGGAGTAGTACGATTTAATTCTCTTCCTGTAAACGTGTCAACACCTGTAACTGTTTCAATAGGTGTTTTTATTAATGGAGATTCTACATTTACTAATTTTTGTAAAGGATCATCAATAGTGTCCATTAGGTCTGATACAGGCAAATTTGATTTTAAAGATACTAAATTATTGTTTTTTGTTTTAAACAATGGTATCTCCATGTTTTCTTTTTGATATTGATTATAATTACCTTCACCTACAGTATCATAGGCTTCATTAAATGTTTTAAATAGTCTGTTGTATCTTGATGTATTTTTTATTAAGTTATTTGCTTGAAATACTAAGTTTTGTTTTGCAAAAGTATAAAAAGGTATAGCTTTCTTAACAAAATTCATTTCAAAAGGACTCATGTTACTTGGATCAAACAATACATGTCTAACAGCATCAATACCGTCTTTAGCTCCTAATTTTCTTATATATTTTGGGTTATTTTCTGCATAAGCTAATAGTGCCATACGGTTTCTGTTATCTACAAACTCATTTGCTCTAGCACTAACTTCAAACAATTTATCCCATGCTCTTTTAAACATACCCTTTGAAGCATTATTATGCGTAGCTTCTTCAAACAACTTTCCAATATCTTGTACTTCTTTACCTTGACCTAAAAAGCCACCTTGTACATATTTTTTAATTATATTGAAGTCCTTTAGTTCTTTTTTAGTTAGTGTTCCTTTTACACTTTTATCCATTAAATCAAGTATATAACTAGATTTTGCTATTTTGTCTGCTTTACCATAGTACCTTACAACATCATGTAATGGAACACCACTAAGATACATGTTTAACATGTTACCAGACATATTTCTTATTTGATTACCAGCTGTTGCAGTCTTAGCTTTTTTAAATAAATTGTTATATTTATCTAAAACTTTTAAAAGAGGATTAAGTTCTTTTTCATTTACTTTTAATTTTAATAAATCAGAAACACCTTTATCTATAATAATAGCATTACTGTTTGCAACTCTGTTTTTAAAGTCCTTTATAAGTTCTTTACTATTTGGTAAAAAGTTTTGCATATCAGTAAGATAACTAGTTATTCTTTTAGCATCTTCTCCTTTAAGACGAACATATCCTGAAGGTATTTTTCCTGCATTTTCACCTTTTGGTATAAATTTAAGAATATCTTCATTATTTAAGCCCGATTTTAATAAGGCTTCATTATAAAGATTCAATGTCTTGGCTTCTTTTACAGTATTATTTGTAAAGTCGCCTATACCCTCAAAATAAGATTTATTAAACAATTCTTTACCCTCTAAGGAACTTAGTAAGTCTTTTTCTTTTTTTATAGATTCTATTTTATCTAAGTAATACTTGTCTGATGATTTTATTTCATCAGCTGTCATATTCTCCAACTTACTTAAATGTCCTTCTAAACGAGCTTGTTTATCTGCAAGACCTTTTACTTGTTTGTTATAGGCTTCATCTAAGTTTCTTATTTTTGAAGTTATACTATCTGATCTTTCAGAAGCTTGTATTGCTTTTCTGGTATAATCACTTGTATTATCTGCTACTTTTTTAGCTATAGTTCCTATATCTTTAGTGTATTTACCTGTAATATTATCTTGAACTTTACCTACTTCATCAACTAAATTTAATTGATATTTATTTAATTTATCATATTCTTTATATAGTTTATTTGTTAAAGATGATGCTTCCTTTTTTGTTAAATCTGATCTTGATAGTTCTTTTTTTAATCTATTTATTTCTAAAGATGATTTATTGTATTTCTCAGTTTTTTTAATTAGTTGATCAAAACTTAAATCATTATATAATGTTCCTATCTTTTTTATAGTTTCATCATCAATAATATCACCAATATTATCTATGTTTTTATTATATAGTTTAACAAGTTCATCCTTTTTTACTTGATTAATATTTAAGTTATCAAGATTTTTTCTAAAATTAGATTCTGCATTTTTTATTTCATTTTTTATATATTCTATAGCATTTTTAGTACCTTTAACATCTTCTGTATAGATTTTTCTATTTAAAGATTCAATTCTTTTATCTCTGCTACCTATGAGATTAGAAACTTGTTCACCAAACTGTGCATTTGCTGTGTCAATATCAGATGCTGTTTTTCTTTTACCAAATAATTTTTTGTCACCTTTAACAATTTCGTCAGCATAATCATCTAAGTTTATATTATTTTGTCTTAGTTGTTTTAATGTTTGTTTAACTTCTGGATTTATGGATCTTTTTGTATACCAATCTCTTAACATATCATTGTAAGAAACTTCACCATTTGTGGCCTGTTCTACTAAATCATTTATAGCTTTATAGTCAGATTCGGTTGTATCAACCAATTCTTTAAATAAATCTTCTGTATCATATTTATTACTCAAACCTTTAATAGTTTCATCTGTTATCTCTTGTCCTTTTTTAAATCTTATATTAGACAAGTCATCCTTATAACTATTATTTTTGACTACATCAGATAAGTATTTTGATGCACCTTTACCTGTTTTTTTAACAGTTAATTCAGCCCCATCTTTAGTATACCTTATTTTTGGATTTAACATTTCTTCTGTTATATTGTTAGCACTTTTAAAATCATTTAAGGACTTGTAAAGGTTTTCAACCTCATCTTTAGTTCCTGAAAAAGTGTTAGATTCTTTTGTAAGAGCATTGCTTAAAAAATTGTAAGCATTATCCTCAGGTTCATATTTAGAAAGTCTTAATCTTTGTATATCATCAGCTAAACTGTTTATAGCATCATCAGTTGCTTCTATTCCTTGATTTGATAAATAATCACCTATTCTTTTTTTAAAATTATCATTAATAGTATTAGCATAGTCTTTTATCATATCAAGTTCATTGTCTGTTCTCTTTGTTCTATTAAGTAAATTATCAGGTATTGATTTTGCATAGTCCACAGTTCTACCTACTGACTTTTTAATATCTTTATAAAAACCTAGCTTATCAGTTCCTAATTTATTTATATCTTCACCTGTTGAACCTATTAAATCTAAAACATTATCTACATTTTTTCTTGTAACTCTTCCTACATCAAGTCCTGATTCTTTGGCTACAGCTTGAGCAGATCTTCTTAATGCTTTATTATCAGATGCTTTTAAAGCAGCCTCTATTCCCTTATCAGTTATTCCTGCTAATTTTTTTGTTCCTTTCCATGCACCACCAGCTGCTAACTCTAATAAAGATTTGCTTGTAGTGTTAAATGGATTAAGGGAAGGTCTGAATACCCATTTGTATCCATCGGCAGCTTTTTCAGCAGTTTTTCCTGCCTTAACAGTATCTTCTATTATATCTGCACCTTTAGCTAAATCTTTTGCAGTGTCTAATGCCTTAGCTCCTTTAGCTACATCAGCAGTTGTATCAATTACTTTTTCTGCTTTAGCTAAATCTTTTGCAGTATCTAGTGCTTTAGCCCCCTTAGCTACATTCTTGGCTACTTTTGCAGTTTTAGCAGTATCTCCTGCTATCTTTCCTGCAGCTGCAGGAGCTGTTGCACCACCTGTTAAAGGTACGGAAGCTAATAAACCTATATCTACAGGATCTAAAGTAATATCACCTATTAAACCTACTATATCAGAAGCACTTACATCTTCTTTATTTAATGGATTTTTAAATAATTTTTTATCACTCATACCTGCATTTCTAAGTATATCCCCAAAATTTGTTTCTTTTTCTCCTGATATACCTTTCTTTGCAGCTTTTAAAACATCTTTACCTTCCTGTGCTGCTTTTATACCTCCAAATACAGCTTGTTGAGGTCTACCAATAATCTCAAATATGTCAAAAAGAGCATTTTGCCCTTCTGGAAGATTTAGAGCTTTTTCTATAGGATTTCTTTTATCCTTTTTCTCTTCTAAATCAATACCTGCAGCTGCTGCTCTTTTTTCATAATTTCCTAGTTGAGAAGATAGTTTTTCAGAAGTTGTTTGATACAAATTTTTGTATGTATCAGAACTTTTAAAATCAGGCTGAGTAATGGTTGTCTTTTTTAGGTTGTTTATTCTTTTCTTTATACTTGAAGTTGCCATTAACTAATCTCCCCTTTCTCTTTATTTATAATATTTATTATAAAGACTATCTAATTGTTGTTGATATGCTGTTAAATATTGTTTTGGTAGTCCTGTTTGTGCATAAGCATTAGATAAGTTAGTTGTTGCTGTATTATAAGCATCATTTACAGCTTCTTTTTTAGCTCTTTTATTTTTTGTTTTATCTGATGAATAATTTTTCTTATAAGCACTTTTTATAGATTTTTCTGCTGAATTTATATTTGCTTCAAATGATGCTGTCGCAGCATTAATTAATTCTTGCATTTCTTGTGCAGAATTTCTACTAGATGCAGCAGCTGAGGCATTTGCAGCAGAAGCAGCTTGAATAGCTTCTTGTTGTCTAACAGCTTCTTGATATTGTAACTGTGCCATTAAATTTGATGTATTTGCATCAATTTCTTTTAATTTGTTTGCTTCTTCTTGTGACAAGTTATTTACTTGTTTATTAGTATTTTCCTCTTGTTCTTTTAAAGCTTGTGTTAATTTATCTTGATATTGTTGATTTTCATTTGCTAAATTACTTGTTTCTTTATTAGAACTTAATTGACTTTGTAATTGTGACAATTGTTGTAATCCTGATCCTCCTAAACCTCTAGCAGAAGCACTTTGCATAGCATTACGTGAGTTCATGTAGGCTTGTTCTTCTAAATCGGCTCTACTAGAATTAAATGCTCTTTGTTGTCTTTTTCTTGCATTAGCAGTGTCAGTTTGAAATCTTTTTAAAGAATCTAATAATTGTTGTCTTTGATTATTATAAGTTCCTGATACAGATGCTTTTTGTGCATTTGCAGAATCTCTATATGTATTTAATATATTAGTTAAATCAATTCCACTACCAGCACTAACACCTCCACCTGATGATCTACCATAAGCATCAACTAAAGATTGACCTAAAGCATTTAAGTCAACTGGTTCTTGAGGTTTTGCATTTGCAAAAGTTTTATCAATTGCACTTTGAATACCACTATTAAGCTTAGAAATAGCAGCTCCAAAATTAGATTGTCTATTATATGCTCCCTTTTTAGGTTTTGTTGTTTTTGGTTTTGAAAGACTAAAGGGGCTACCTGAACTTAAAGAAGATAAGCTTCTATTATATTTACCTGTATTTACAGCCATTTATATCCCCCTTTCTAATCTTGAACTTCATAGCATGGATTAGTCCATACCCAGTTTGTTCTATTTCCTATTTTTAATTTGCATGCCCAATCCTCAGTTTTTACTAATCCTAAAACACTGTAGCTTCCATGTAATTTAACTTTACAACCAACAGTACACACTTGTTTTGCTTTTTTTGGACCTTCAACTACCTCAAAATTAGTAGGATCAAACCAATGATAACCTGCAGTAGGTTTACCAGTTAATTCTTGAATAGCTATTAAATTACCACTTATTGCTGTTACTGTTAATGGTCTATCAATTCTAACTATAGAACCTACTCTTAAAATTTGGTCACATCCACTTGATGATGGAACACTTGGTGTACTTGTATCTCCTATTCTAGCTTTAAAATCATTCCATCTATTAACATCTCTAACAAATGGAGCAGGACAGTTTTTACCTGTGACATCATAATGTCTTAAAACTCTATCAGCACTAATACCATATTTTGCCATTAATTCTTTTGTTAATTCTATTGTTCTTTCAACAACTTTATTTGATACATCTAAAGTACCATTATTGTTAAAGCAGCACATTTCAATACCTATTGAATTTGTATTTCTACATTCAGGATGCTTATAAGCCCCTGTAGTACCACAATGCCAAGCAGAGTCACTATCTTTAACTACTCTATAAGTTTCAATTTCATCTACAAAATAATGTGCAGAAGCTCCTCTATAACTATTTTCAAAATACTTAGCATTATTTAAAGCAGTACTTACTTCACCAACATAATGGATAACTATATATTTATTTTGTTTAGCTCCACCATTACCATCACCTTGCCAATAATTTACTTTAGTTAATTTTTCTTTAATTTCCATAATCATTTACCTTCTTTCTTATTAATTAATTTTTCAATATTATGTAAAACATCATATCCTGTTGTAGCAAATACTCCACTTAATGCAATAGATGAGGATAAGTCTTTAGTACATATGTAATATAATCCACATACTAAAACACCTACTATGATATTTTGATAAATAATTAGTTCATTTTTAATCTTAGAACTTTTTTTACTTAATTTACCTAATATCCATACAACTATCATTGTTATAAGTGTTATAAATACTTCAATATTAGAATAAATAAAATCTAAAATTTCTTTCATAACCTATCATCTCCTTTAGCATAATTATAACATATTTTACAATAATATACAAATAAAAGAAGGTTGTTACCTTCTCACTAAACCAAAACACAAATATTGTGCTAATAAATTATAACACATAATTGTATTAAAGTAAACTCTTATTGGAGGACGTGATCGGATTTGAACCAATGATCAAGGAGTTGCAGTCCTATGCCTTACCACTTGGCTACACGTCCATCTAAAAAGGAATTAATCCTTTTTAGGTATATGACAAAAATATTCATAAACTTTATATGGAACACTATCTTCATCATTTAACCACAATTTAGTCATTTTTGCATATGTTTCATCATTATCTTCTAATAAATCATGGTAATCATTATATAGAGAATTTAGCACTAAATAAACATCAGAAACTTCGTGTCTTATTGAATATTTATCTTTTATATAGTCAGCATTTTCCATTGTATAATGTTCACCATAAGGTTGCATTTTATAAACTATTTCTTTTGCTTTTTCTTCAACAATAACCTTACCAAAAGCTAGTTCATATAGGTCTTTTTTATATTCATGATATAATTCTGGATTTTGCTCTTTTAAATCACAAATAAGATCATTTAACATGTCATTTAACTTATACATATCTTCGGTTTTACCTTTATCTATAATCATATTAAGCATTTCTTTTATTTTCATGTGATCCTCCTTTCAATAAATTTAAAATTTCCTCATTTTGTTTAATTATTTTTTCTAAATATTTATCATTTTGTTCATTTAATATTCTGTCTTGTTCTTGTAAATGGTCATTAAGTTCATTATTAGATAGATCTTGTTGATTTAATTGTAAGTTTTGAATAGATAAGAGATAACTTGCTATGGATATTATGTTTAATATATCATAATTCCATGGCATTTTAGTTTCATTATTCATTAATTACCTATTCTTTTAATAATTAAACTAGCATTTTTAATGACTGGTATTTGAGTAGCTGTTGCTTCAACAGTAGGAATAGAACCAACAGTTATAGTTGTAGATCCATTTCCACAAACTCGTATTAATCTGTTAGCAGATACATTTCCATAAGTATTAGCAGTAGCTACAGTGTAATCCATTTCAGTACCACTTAGTAATTCTCCATTTGCTTTGATACCTAAACCAGTTATTCCAACAGTTGCTGATGTTACATTAGTATTAAACATAATTTCATAAACACCAGGTTCTGTTATTTGATATTGTGTACTACCTGCACTATGATTTAACCAACCACAACAATTAGCACTTCTAGTTCTAACAACATCAGAACTAAATGGTATATTAGAAACATTACTAGTCAATGTTAAAGCAGTTTCTTGAACTGAATTTATCATATATTTATCATTCCTTTCTATAAATTTGCACAATATTTTAAATAAAAAGATAGGTTTTTAAGCCTATCTTAATTACTGTTCAATTCCATTTGGAACTGTTCAGTTTTTGCATTTTCCTGTAATCAGGTTTCCTAAATAGGCATCTGCATTAAATTATTGTAGTATTTCCACATCCACAACCATTGTATGGGTTGTATAAGCTAGTGTAAGGTGAACTTACAGGATAACTTGGTGATGGGAATGGACGCACAGCATTGATAACTGTATTAGCAAGGTTAGCATTATTTAAAGCTAAATTACTTGTAAATACTTGATCACGTAATTGTTCAATTTTATCAGATTGAATCATATTACGAGTAGCTTCACCTTCTGCATGTATAGCAGTTTTTAAATCACAGCAACATTCTGCCATTTGAGCAGAAATTGTTTGTGTTTGTAAAGCATTGTCATAACGGTTTTGTACTATTTCTTTTTGAGTATTACAAGCATTTTGAGAACAGTTAAATCTATTTTCTAATACTTGTGTACCTATATCATATTTGCTTTCAAGAACATCTCTTTGTGTTTGACAAGCACTATTTGAAACATTTTGATTAGTGTTGAATACATCTCTTTCTAAGAAACGTGTGTCAATATCAGATTCTAAACCATTGTTTCTATTGAAACCATTTCCCCAGAAAGCAAATAAGATTATAATAATCCAAAACCAAGAACCATCATTAAAACCATCATTAGCTCTTGAATAGTCCATAGTTGGTACAATTCCTGTAGTTTGCATTGCTTCCATGTCACTACCTCCTTTCACAATATATTTATATAAACATTTATTTCTAAATGATTATACCTATTTTAAGTTTTGCATTTGATTAAGAATATTGTCAGGAACACCAAATTGCTTAGCTTGTGTCATAGCATTTTGTATTTGTTCATTATTCATATTTCCCATCATTTGCTTCATTAATGCTTGAGGATTAGCTCCATTATTCATTGCTTGACTTATTTGATTTGCCATTTGTGGATTTCTTGCTTGAAGTTGTCCCATTAGCATCTTCATTAACATATTGTTCATTTTCTTTCTCCTTTACTAATTTATCTAGTTTTGCCTCTAAATCAGCTATTTTACGATCTTTTTCATCTAATTCAATTACTTCATTTAATTCATAAGTTTTAATTGATCCTGATGTATTTTTTAGCCACATTAGTGTGTAATCTTTATTAACAAATAAAGTGTCTGCAAAAACTAATTCTTTTTTAACTTGTTCTTCATTATCAACATATTTGATACCATTTGTGTTTTGGTTTGGAGCTATTTGAAAATTCTGAGTAATAGGTGCTTGATGATTATTTTGAGGTTGACTTATTTGTTGCATTTGTCTATCTATCCTATCACGCATATTTTGCAAATCTTGCATATACATATTTTGATTATAAGGATTATACATTTTATCACCTCCTAAATAATTCTAAAGAAAAAGAAGCAAAATTAGATTTTCTGGATTTATCCTATCAACTAGTTCTTCGCTAACTTGATCTTTAATCATAATTTCACTTCCTTTCTTATTAATGTAATAATTTATTACATCTTAATAATACACCAAATAAAAAATCACAGTCAGTCGACTATGATTAAATTCTTAAATTAAAAGTTATTAGTGTATATGCTTTATCTATTATTTCATTTATTCTAGGATTATCTAAATCAAACTCTTCTCTTATTTCTTCAAAACTTTTGTTTTCTCTAAACCTTCTTTTATAAATTAAATACAATTCTGTGTTATATGTTTTCAAATTATCTTCTAATTCTAAAAGCTCTTTATTTAATCCATTATACTTAATATAATCATCTAGTTTCTTATATTTACTAGGCTTTCCTTTATTCCACATATAAATATCCTTTATGTCAGATTTACCACTAAGAATATAAGCAGTAAAAATAGTAGTGGTCATTCCAACAAACAAATCAACTTTTGCAACTAAAAATAAACTTGTAAATATAATTAAAGTCCATATCAAACAAGATTGCCATGCTTTATAATGTTTAGGAAATTTAAAATAAAATCTAGATATTTCAAATACTAAGAAAATAGACATAATTTGATATATTTTTAACTTTAATAACAAAGAATCTCCAATCAATAAAAAGGTTTCTATTAAGTTAAATATTAAACTTGGTAAATTCCAATATTTATTATTATTCATTTGACCATCTCCATTCTACAACATTATAACAAAAAAGAAGAATAGTTTCAACTATTCTCCATCTTCTGAATCAGCAAAGAAAAATCTTGAGTTGATTGGCATAATATCACCTCCTTAAATGCATTTACATAAATGACATTAAGTATAATAGAACTAAATAAACTATCAAAATACTAATGTTTACAGTTGTAACAGAAATATTTCTTAATGTAATGCTTTTAATAGGCATCCTTTTAAATCTGTTTCTATCCCACATATCACAATACAGTTTATAAGTGTTTCTTAATTTATGTGTTACTAAAAGAGTACCAAGTAAGAAAACCTTATCTATTGTCAATGATATAAAGTAATTATTAAATAAAATGTAAGATAAACCTGATATAGCTAATAAATAGATATCTAGTGAAACAACTAGAAAGAAATCAGTTATCTTTGCTTTATAAATAATTTTTAAGGATAAATATACTAGAATATCAAATATTATATACAAATAAAAATTATATCTTACAATCATGTTAAGTAAAAGATAAATTATAAATATCATAACAAATAACTTTATTCTATTTTTCTTAACATTCTTTATATTAGTAATATTAAATGTATAGTAAATAACATCAGGTAATAAACCTATTAAAATACTTATTACAAAATTAATCATATTATCACCACCCAACTATAGAGTAGCAGTTTATTTCTAATTTTTCTCCAATTCCATCTTCCTCATTAGAAAATTCGTTTTCTTCAATATTTTTATTATATAATTCTTCATCAAATTTTACTTCTTCAATATTCATATTATTTTCCTTCTTTCATTTTATTTAAATTATTTACTAAGTCATAAGTTCCACCTGCTGTTAAACCACTTAGTAATATAGCTGTACTAAAATCTTTTGTTATAATCCATTCTATTATCGCTATAATTAGCCCTATAACAACATTTTGAATAGGGATAATGTTATTCTTTATTTTTGGGTTTTTCTTTGTTATAACACCACTTATTAATGTTACAATGAATGTCACTATCGTTAAAATTTCATTTAATTCCATATTTATTACCTCTTCTCTATTTGATAATTAAAGCCATAATTGCTCCAATTATTATCATTACAATTCCGTTTATTATTGCTGATTTTAAATTGAACGCTATTTTATTATTTTCACTTGTTTTTTCATCAACCTTTATTTTTATATCACTTATATCTTCTTTCATGTTCGACATTTGTTCTGCTATAACCCTCACATCTCCTGCCAAATCGTAAAAAGCTTTAGTTATTAATTGTAATTCATCTATTCTTTTAGTGTTAGATTTTGAACGTGCTTCTGTATCGTATAATATTTTTAGTTCTTCTTTTTCCATTTTTTTATTCCTTTCTAGTCTTTATGACATTTTAACTTGAAGGGCTATCAGTTGTTTTTGTATATAATATTGTCATAGTGCATTTTGTAGAATTTGAACTATCTATAACAGAATAGTTAGCTCCATTGTTATATACAAACGCATCGTTTGGAGATATTGTATGCCAAGCCCCATTTGGATATAAACAAGTGGTAGTACTTTGAATCATTATTTCTAAACCATTTATCCCAGTTGTTCCTGTTTTTTGTGTATTTGCTGTTATTGTTCCTATATTAATTGTTTTTCTATATAGAGGTTTATTGTCTATCCATTTTCCAATTTGTTTTTCTTCTGTTGAATAAATATTTTCTTTTACAATATTATTTATGTAAGCACAACCATAACTATCTTGAGTACTTTCACTATATTCATTTGTTACATTAGCTACTAAACCAACACCATTTGATATTTTTTTAATCTTCATAATTTAATCTCCTTACTTATAGCCAACTACTTTATCAATTAATATATAACTTGTACCAGCAGTATTTTGAATACTTGATATTACGACAGAAACTAATCCGTTATTAACAGTTATTTCGTCATCACCAATCGTTACTTTTTTTTCATATAATACAAGTGTTGTCCCGCTGGTATTATAAGTTGTTAATGCTACTGATTTTCCATTTGGATTAACAACTTTAATACTTGAGTAATTATTAGAATCACTGTGAAAAAATATTTCTATGTATTTAAAATTAGTACTTGTTTTAGATAATGGTACATTCCCAGTTGTTCCTGATGCACTTTCATATAAAATTATCTCTGATTCGTTTACAAGTCTATTTACATAATCACAACTATAGGCATCTTGAGTACTTGTGCTAGAAACATTCGTAACATTACCTACCAAACCTACACTATTTTTTGCTTTAATAATGTAGTTAGATGTTGCAGAAGGTTGTATATTATTATGTGCATTTCCTTTTCCTGTTGATGCAGTTTGTTTTATTGAACCTTTGCTTGCATTAGGACCAAAAGCAACACTTGAAGCTGTTGTACTTGCTGATGTAGCAAAATATCCATCATTAGATATGTTATGTGCATGTGAAGCTAATTCATCAACTGTAAGTGCATGTGTTTTCTCTCCGTATTTTTTACCAACTGTATCAAAGTTAGTATCATCAGCATCAAGACCTATAGGAACACAACCACTCATATTTGGAACATTAAAAGTTGTTGTACCATTACCTTCTCCCCATAATGTTCCTATCTTACTAAACAATTCACTATAAACAACTCTAGACACTCCTTGTCCATTACACAATAACCAGTTAGCAGGTATGTCATTACCTCCATAAGGAGCCATTGTACCAATAGGATATGTATCTCCTGACATAGCTTGTATATCATCAACTTTTTGATCAACTTGTGCTTTTGTATATGTATCTTCTTTATTTGCTTTTAAAGCCAATTGAGTGTCAACATATGTTTGATCAGCTTTACCTGTTGTTTTCTCATTAATTATTTCATTTGTTTCTTGCTTATTATAAACATCTGTTACATTTGCTTTTAATGTCAATTGTGTATTAACATCTTCATTTATGCTATCAATTTTAGAATCAATTGTTGTTCTATCATAGACATCGGTTATATTTGCTTTTGTTTCTAAAGCAGTATCTACATAATTTTTATCAGCTTTCTTTAAACCTTCTGTAGCAATTAACTCTTCTACTTGTTGTTTTGTATAGGTATCTTCTTTATCTGCTTTTGAAGTTAATGTTTGTTCAGTTGTGTCTTTGGCTGCAATATTTAATTCGTCTAATGACTTATTTCCTGACAACTCAACATTATTTATTTTAGGCTTATTAGATAGGGCAGCATAGTCAGTAGTGCCACCTCCACCACCTCCACCACCAACAGCATGAATAGTACCATCTTTATCAACTGTAGTTGTAGTACCATCAACTTTAACAACACCAACAGTAGTTTCGGTTGCAATAGGTATATTTTGTCTATTTACACTATTAATTGCATTAACTATACTAGATTTATCATCTGTATTTAATTGAGACAAATCACCTGCTAAAGATTTATCAAATTTAGTATTTAAAGCATCATTTACATCTGTTTTATTGGCTTTATAACCTAATTGTTCTATAGTATATGACAAGTCTGCTTTAGCACTTAGCTGTTCTGCAACTGTTGCTTTGTCAGCTTTAACATCTAAATCGGACACATTTGCTTTTGTGTTTAAATCTGTTTTATTGGCTTTAACAACTTGTAAGTTAGCTATAGCTTCATTAAAAGTACTATTATCAACTTTATTATCAAGACTTGTCTTAACATATGATGAATCTGCTTTTTGTTGTCTAAGATCTTCAATTCTATCAAAATTGTCATTAACACCTAATTCAATAACTTCATTGTTTATATTTAGCTCATTTCCTCTAAGAACTTGTCCATCTAAATAATCTTTTTTTATTGCTATTTTACTCATATTATCCCTCCTTGACTTTCTTTAGTTTGTAAACAATACCTAATGTAGATAAGTCAAATCTATATTTATTCTGATTTGATATACCACTATGTTCAAGACCATCACTTAATATAACTTTTACAGCTCTTCCTTTTGCACCTATGTTCATTTTTAGTATTTGTAAGGTTCTTTCACCTAAAATATCCTCACCTAATGTTAAAGTACCTAAAACATTATAACCTTTTAATTCTTTATTTGAATCTGTTTTTTCTATATAAGAATAAGTTTTTGTATCTTCATCATATGTTATTTCATAATTAGTAGGTGAAACAACAACTCTATCATCAACTTTTATTGTTATATATAAAGGAACATCAAGTCCATTTTTATTATATAGTTTAAGATATAGTGTTTTAAATTTTTTGGTATTTGTTGGTGTACCTAAAGACATAAAAGGTGTTTCAAATGTTGATATAAAAGTTCTATTATTATCCATTCTTGTTATTGAATCTTCTGAATAGTCTTGAATACATATATCAAATTCTTTATTTTTTTGAACAGAATCTTGTGCTTCAACTGTTCTTTCTACTTTTATACCATAAAATAAATAAGACTGTAAAATATTGTATTGGAAAGGAGCAGAATAAGAAGTTTCAATTGAATCATTTGTTTCTTCATCAACATATTTTGCACCTGCTGTTTCTAGTTTATAAAAAGCATCATTTATATAATTATAAAGTATAGCTCCATTTTTTGAATATAAAGCATAAAAATTTTGAAGTGTAGCTGCTTTTATCATTGAATCTACATCATAACTTTTATAAATAGGTAAATCAATTTGTTCTACATTTTCATTACCTTCACCTAAATATCCTTGTTTTAATAAATATAATCCATTGTATGATAGAAAATAAATATAATTCTGAACTTGTTTTATTGACTTTGGATTTGTACAACCTATGTAATCATTTAAAGGATATAACCCAAAGTCATCTGATCCAAATGAGCCTGCTAATCTTTTTATTCTTTTATTAGTAAATAAAGCATAAAATTGTCTAAAATAGGTAAGACCTGTTACCTGTTCATTTTCGGTTTCTGCTGCATACACATAATAATAGTTAGGGAAATAATTAAACTTATTATAGTCACTAAAGAATAAATAACCATGATTTCCAAATAAAACTAATTGACTATTAATTACTTTGCAGTATCTTGATGAGAACACCAACTTACTTATATCTTCTATTTTTCCTATTTCTTTTTCACTAACAGATCCCATTGTAAAGTAGTTGATATAATTATCTTCTCCTTTTTTTATATTTAATTCAAAACTTCCTGTTTCATTTAAACCTGTACAAGTAAATACACTCTTATCACTATTATAACTACCTGGTAAATCTTTATATTTATTAACAGTTACATCAACTTCACCATTGTTGGGTCTATATTGTGGCTTTTCATTTGCTGATGAACCTGATGATAATATGTGTAATTCAAATTCTTTATTATAAGGTACTGTTTGTGTAGGTTCTCCTTTATAAGTAAAAAATACACCTCTTATAGTATCAGCAGTTCCTTGATTATCAACATAAGATAAAGGATCTTTTGCCATAATATTAAACCCTATATTAGTTATTTCTACAGCTGTAGGCTTATATAATTCTGTACTTTCTTTATTAAATTCAGTAATAGAATCACTAACAATAGAAGTTGAAGAACTTATATCTCTCGATATTTTAACCATAGCATCATAACTATTCATATAATAATAATTATTAGCATATATTGCAAATTCTATTAAATCATCACCATTATATCTATAAGCTAGTCTTTCACTTGTAGACTTTCTATAAGGCTGTCTTAACTCATAATTTATTGTTATTTTATATTTATCTGTTTCTTTATTATAAGATAATGCAATCTTAATCTTTGCAATTCTTGTAGCTGTTGTTTTTAAAACAGGATTAGTTTCTTCATAATCACCCAAAAATATAATTATAAAATCTAAAAAACCATTATCTTTATAAAGATTTGCATTATTTTCAACATCTAATAAATCTTCAAAGTTTTTTGCATAATTAAGTAATAAATTATTTTCCAATATAGTAAAATTGGATAATGTTCTAGGTGTAAAAGAAGCTATATTATTTTCAAAAGATTTAACTAAACCTTCCATTTTAAAGACATTATTAAAAATGTAGTCTATATTTTGCTTAGTTATAGTAACCACATCAGGATCGTTTGTACTACCTGAAACTTCCAATTCTATTTTGTCTTTATCAAAATCATTTTTACTTAATCTTTCAAAAAAAGTATACAAATTAGTTCTATTAATACCTGGTCTTTTTGTTATGTTACCTTCTTCTGATGGTAAAAAATTTACTATATTTCTAAAAACATTCTCTGCTAGAACATCATCTGCAACAGCTGTATTGTATCCCTTGTTAAATGTATTAACAATCTCATATATTTTTGAAGGAGAACCTTTTAAACTTTGTTGTGTTGCCATTCTTACCACCAACCTCTAAATGGATTTATTGCTTTATCATTTTTTATTAATGCTGATTTTTTAGAAGAACCTTCATAACCTGTTGGATTTCCATCTTCATCTTCTGTTTTTATATCACCTAAACCTAAATTTTTAAAATCTTCTATAGCAGAAGTAAATCTATTATAATGAAAATTAAGAACACTATTATCAGATACTCCATCATTACTATACATACTCCATGTTATATAAGGCTCAAGTAATCTTAATTGCCAACTATTTTTTACAGCATCATAAGGATCTTTTTGATAATTATCAGTTGTAAAAAATGGAAGATTTGTACTAGCTTTAGTATTTATTACAGCTATACCTCCATTAGCTACAGCAACAGCTTGTGATTCTGTCATATCTTCATCCATAAGATAAGCAGAATTATCATAAATTTCTTTTAATAACATTGTATACCTCCTTCTATAAATAAAGGACTATCTCTAAAGATAGTCCTTCAATATTATTCAGCTTGGTATTCTCCTATTTTATCTTGTTTCTTTGTTTTAAATCTATTAAGTTTTTCAGCCTCTTTATCTGCTTTTTTATCAATTTTATTTTTAACATAATCAATAATAACTTCTGGTAATTCAACCTCTGAATTATCAAAATATAATTCTATTATTACACCTTGATATGTAGAAATGAAACCATTTGGATATAAAGAAGCATAAACAGAAGAACATTTGAATTTTTTTCTAGGACCTTGTGAGATACCTTTAGCTTTTTTAAATTGTTCGGCTTGTAATTGAGCATCAGTTTTTCGCTCTTTTAAACTAGCCATTGTATTTATTACTTTTTCATCATTTTTTGCTGCCATTAATATACCTTCTTTCTATTAATCTTGTGAGGCATAAATGTCAGTTGGTCTTGGAAGTGGATTAGATACAGAATGTTCAATAATTGTACAAGCAACTGGATCAAGTACTTGAGCACCATATCCCATAGTTATCCATCCTAATGAAGCAATTTGTCCTAAATTATCACCTGGTTTTGGTTCAAACCCCATTCTTTTCATTTCAATACCTGCTGATTCTAAATCCATAACAGCATAAGCATTTTCTCCTAAACAATAAGAGTGGTGAACCTCAACATCAGATGTATTAGTTTTAATAACTGGATAATTGTATTCATAGAATCTTAAATTATAAATATCATAATTTTGTAAACCATTTTCCATAACAGGTTTATTTGTATTACCTGGTAACATAGCTTTTGTTTCAAGTTTTTTGTCATCAAGTAAATCTTGCATACCTTCTACAGAAGTGATAATTGTATATCTTTTTGAACTTTCATGTCCATATCTACGAGCAACTTTCATTGTATTTGCTACTGTTCTACAAACATCTAAAGTTAAAATATTTGTTGATTTAATAGAATCCTCTGTTGGAGCAGAAACTCCTGCATCAACAACAAAATAATGTCCTCCATCTTCTTCAAGTGCATCACGAGTGATTAATTCTAAAGTTTCACTTGCATGTGCAGTTATAATTGGTCCATATTCTACTAATAATTTATCCAAGTTGTATGCTTCTGTTTGACGAGTTACTTCAATGTATGCTCCATATACTGAAACACTACCTGTAACAGTCATAGCTCCAACTTTCATCCCTTTAGGGTTTACACCTTCTGTAATAATACCCCTATCTTCAGCAACAGGTAGAGGTTTATATCTTCTCCATTGAACTGTATTAGTTCCTCTATTTCTTGCTACTTTTTGTTTTTTTCCTAATGAATATAATAAATTACTTTCCATACTATAATTTAAAGCTCTAAGTAATATATTACTATCAATTTTTTCGTTCTTCAAACCTGGAGTTGAAGTACGAAGACTAGTTAATGTGTTAAGTACATCATTCATAACACCATTCCTCCTTCTTTTCTATTTATTAATATTTTCCTGCAAAAGCTTTAGCAATTGCGTCTAATTGGTCCTCTTGACCTTTTGTTGAAGATTTAGAATCATTATTAACTGGTAATTCTTTTTTAATTTTTTCTTTTTTTGCTAAATCATTTTGTTTTTGATTTTCTTTTGGAATATAAGAATTTAAAATTCTATTAATAGCATTATCAGATAAATTTTTTAAATCAGATAAATTGATTCCATCTACTGTTAAATCTTTAGCAATAGTTTCAACAGCTTCCTGACTTAAATGATTCTTTTGTATAAATGATTCAAATGTACTAGCAAGTCTATTTTCCTCTTGTTGTCTTTCAGCTTCCTCTCTTAAGGCTTGTTGTTCAGAAACAGTTTCTTCCAACTCATTAATTCTTTTTAAAACATCAACAGGAATACCTTGTTGTTCAGCATTTTGTTTTAAGGCACTTTCTTTAGCTTTTTCCATGAACTCATCAACACCTGATAATCCAAGATTTTTTGCTCTTTCATCTAAGAAATCAATATAATCTTTGTATCGTCTATTTTCTTCTTTCATTTGTTTATTTAATTGTCTTAATTGAATAAATGCTTGTACATCCTTTTCATTTGTACTTGGATTAGAATTATCTTCATCATCTACATCCAAATCTTCATCATCAACGTCTGTATCTGTTGTTTCATCATCTTCTACATCATTAGAATCATCAGATATATTTTCTGCTTCATCTTCTACATTACTAGAATCATCTACAACATCATCATCTACATTTTGATCTTCATTAGAATCAGTATATTCTCCTAATGTTTCAGAAATAATTTCTTCAAATGTTTTATCCATACTCTCACCTTTCTACACATTTATTTATATGGCTAATGGAAACCTATGGTGTTATGGAGGTTAAACATATAACCTACACTTAAAATATACTATATAAATTAAAAAAAGTCAAGTTTCCTTGACTTATATTTGTGTATTATTTACATTTTCTTGTTCTTCTGGTGGTAATTCCTCATTTACCTGTTGATTATTGGGATCAAATTTCATGTCTGTTACACTTTGTTGATATTCTTGAAATTGTTGAATTATTGATTCAGCTGTTGTTAAATCATTGTCATCATTTAAGACATCCATAATACCTTCTTGTAAAAGCTCTGCAGGTATCAATGGTTCTCCATTTGGAGTTATTGTATTTCCAATTTGTACTAATTGTACAACTAAGTTTGCTTTTTCAGATAAAGATTCCTCTGAAACATTGTCTAAACGAATTTTCATTTCATTATAATTATCAAGTTGTGCAGCTTTAACTACATCAGTTACATTAATAACAGGGTTTTGATCTTTATATTGATTTTGTAATTGATAAATCTCTTTCATAAGATTATATTGTCTATTTTTATCATTTTTACTTCTTGATCCTAAATCAACATCAAAGTCATAATTAATATTATCAAATTTTGTATCCATAACAAATTTCTTGAAATCATATTTCCCATTACCTTTTTCTTCTCTAACATAAATAGTATCACCTGCATAGTATCTGACCATAAATTTTATTAACAATCTAGTTAATCTTTCAACAAAATCAGTTATTTGTTTTATTGGTTCATTATCTATAATAGTAGCTCTGCCTATAGCATCTGCTGTACCTTGTGCTGTTGAACCTGCTGTACCTATATCTCCACTATAAGCACTTGTAACACCTGCATATTCTTTTATATAATTTACAAATGTTTGCCCCATAGATATTATATCTTTGTTTAATTTAGGTGGCTCTAATTGTTTTATTGCATTATCTATGTTAGTTACTTTCCATACAACACCTAAAGCATTGATTAATTGAGCTACTTCATCAACATCAAGTCCTGATTCGTCACTTATTAGCCATGTTGGAACTGTATAATGAACAGCAATATTATTAATAGAACTTTCAATTAAGTTTGCAACTTTTTGTGGAACAGTTAGTCCTCTAAGTAGAGGTGTTCCATATGGTGATTGAGGAACTTTTTTCCATTGAAATGGAATAATAGGAAATTCTTCAAAAGGATAATCTGTGTTTACTTCTAATAATACATCTTTACATAAATAACTTATTTTTACCCTTTCCACTCTTATTTTTTCAGTTAATTCAACTTTATCTTCCTCAACTATAGGTTCATTTGTCATACCTTCTTGTGTTGGGATTTCTTCATTAACACCTGTTGGCTCTACAGTTTCCTCTTCTTCAATAGGAACTTCCACTTCTGTTACATATTTTTCATAAATAACATCAATTGGAACTATATTATTTTGTGAAGTTGTATAATCCCTACCTGCTAATATACTACCATTATTTTGATTTTTAGCAGCATATCCTTCAATATTGTTTTTCTTTAGCTTCTCATACCAATCAGGTTTTATTCTTTTAATTTTATCTATGGTCATATTATCTTTTTTAACCATATAGTCACAATTATCTATACTATTTGCACTAGGATCTAAATAAACACTAGTTGTATCTATTTGTTTTAGAGTAATTGCTCCCTCTCTTCTTGTATTTGTACTACCTATTATAGCATCAGTATCAAAATTAAGCTCAACATATCCATTATCAAAAATACCTCCTGCCTTTATTACATCTTCAATTATATGGTCTGTATTTAGTCTAAACCATTCATTTTTGTAAATAATTTGCAGATCTTCAATAATTTCAACATCTTCCATGGATAATGGCTTTAATTCTCCATAGTAAGAATTTGCATAAAGTGAACCAAATCTATTATCTACAGCATTTGCTAAATGGTTTATATCACTTTTTACAATAAATGGGCTATCTTCGTCCATACTTGATAGTTGCCATTGTAGACCTTCATAAGATGCTTCATTGTTTATATATTCATCATCTCTTTGTTGCTGTCTATATTGTACAGCTTTATTAACTAATCCAGATAACCTTCTTATTTCCTTTTCTTCTTTTTCTGAATCCATCTTAATCCTCCTTTTTATCATTCATTTTTAATATTTTAAGAATCTCATTTTGTCTTTCTTTTGCTAATTTCTTAGCAGCTTCTAGACGTTTAGGATCTTCTACTAATTTTTGATAACTAATTAATGTATCATAATCATGTTCAGCTTCCCATCTCTTTTCTCTCTCTAATTCTTCTTTGTTAACTTTCATTTTCTTTCTCCTTTCATAACATTTGCTATATAATCTAATTGATTTGTTGGTGTATTTAGTGTTGAGTATTTTTTACCAACACTTTTCTTCTTTTTTACATCCTTATTATCAATTAATTTCATTAATTCATCATAATGTTTAGCCAATTTAATTAATTTTCTTATCATATTTTAAAACCTCCACTCGATCTTTTACTTTTCATAGCACTTCTTTCACTATAAATAGATAAATTTATAGCCTTTTTTGCTACTGAACTAAATGAACTTGAATGTCTTTTATCAGGATTTTGTGTAACATATCCCATATTTTCAAAAAATCTTTTAACACCACTATAGCTCATTCTAGTTATATCTAAATAAGAATATGGTACTTCTTGGCAAATATATCTCAAACAATCCATTAAATGGTTATTTTTATCTATAGGTTTATCACCAAGATTCCTATTTGATTTTCTTTCTTCTTCTGTTGGGTATCTATATTCACACCCCTCTGTAATTGTGTTTTTAAGACTTCTAAATATTCTTATTTTATTATTATAAAACATATCTCTAGTTTTTGCAATACCATCTTCTAATCTATTGTTGGCATCTTTAAAAATCAAATCAAATTCTAACTGTAGTTGTTGTTTATAGGTTCTTGCATTTATATTATTTCTTTTATTAGCTGATGGATCAATCAAGGGCATATTAAGTAAACCCATAGGTATATCACTTATCATATCTCTTATAGCTTTACCAACTTGTGATACAACCTGATCTTTCTTATAGTACTCTTTATATGCATAAAGTACACCATCCTCAGGATCTTGTGCCATTAACAAAACAGCTGCAGGATCGTTAATTCCCGGATCATGTGCCATATATCTTTTCCAATGCTTAGGTATTTCAAAGTCATCAACTAAGTGATTCAAGAAATCAGGATATACAGCACCTTCTGCATATTCAATAATACAATCTACATATAATCTTACTTGTTGAGGTGTTAATGATTTAATAACAGTATCAACAAATCCTTTAGGAAGATGGGGGTTATCTCTTGAAGAAGATAAGAATGCTTCTAGTTCACTATTAGGATCTTTAACTCTGTCCTTATACATTTCAACAGTTGATTTAATAGATTTTGATCCATGTATTTTTGAAGCTGTAAACAATAAATTACGTATAAACCCTTGAGCAGGGTTAGAAATAATAATTCCTAAAAAATGTTCTTTATCATCAATAATAGCAGCTACATTTCTCAAACGGCGTAAACATTCTTCATAAACCTCTCTTTTAACACCTGATGCTTCTTCAATAAGGAATGCTGTAATATCCATAGAACGAAGTTTCTCTTCATCATCACTGGGCATACCTATAATCTCATGACCATTAGTAAATTCAATACCAACTTCTGCTTTTGTGTCAGTCCATTTACTGACAAACTTTCTAGGTAGATAAGTATCAAAAATAGGCATGATTGCTTTAGAGAGCTGTTTTAATGTTTGTGCCATAATAACAGTTCTACCGTTAGGTACATTTAGTGCATGATCAATAATCTCCATAACACCTGCACGTGACTTTGCAGAACCCATCAATTATATTACCGTAGAAGCTCTTTATCTCCTACTTCTGCAATTTCTTTTCGTTATGTCTAGTTCTTATCTTTTTATAATTACCTTTATACTCTAAAAATTCTTTACTAAAAGTTCCCATTTTTAAAGAATATTCATAATTATAATGATTTGTACACCATTCTAAATTTTCAACACAATTATTTTCTTTGTTGCAATCTATATGGTTTACTTGAGGTAAATTATTAGGGTTTGGTATAAAATATTTAGCTACTAATCTATGAACTTTATATTTTCTTCTACCTATTTCAACATATAAATAACCTTTATGACATTTTTGAGGTTTTAAAACCTTATTACTAAAAGTACTATAAAAATTACCTTTATTTGAAATATAATATTTACCTTTTACTTTTAACTTTCCTTCTTCTTGAACTAGTTTCCAAATTTCATTTGGATTCATAACATCACCTCCTATCCCATTATATGGGAAGTGGGGTGTTCTTGTCAAGTTATTGTTGCAGTTTAGACTATATCTTCACCTTTCGGTGTCGGGCACTCGTGTCAGCTTCATCACTGTTCTAGTGGTATGCTGTTAGTCGTTGAACCTTCTACCTATCCCTAGATAGCTTGGCTGCTGATTACCTACTTCTAGGCTTCCCAGCAATTCACCCGATTACGAGGCTATGGGTTATTTAACCTCCTATTAACAATTTCAACTTAGATTTAGACTTATGCACATCCATCTGATGCTCTAAAGGAATGTAATGAATATAAGCAGCACCACATATATCACAGTATGCATACTGGTGTTTACTACGTTTATTAATAGTAATTTCACCACTACCACAATGGGGGCATCTGTATTTAATGTAGTTCTTATTTTCTAAAATAATAGACATACCATCATTCATCATCATCACCATACTTATTAGGTATTCTAATAATAACTATTTGTTGTTTGTCCTCCTCGTCCTTTTCATCAAGACGTTTAAGCAAGTTTAAGTTATCACGTTTATTCTTAGCATAAGGATCTGCAAGGTTCATTTCAGCCTTAACTTTAAGCATAGCATTCTTATGTTTAGTAATATAAGTAGATACAACTCTATCAACTAAAAATGTAGTCCAATCATCAGCATTAGTACCTTTATATTTTTCAGCTAAATCAAACTGGTCTTTTAACATATTATTCTTCATATCAGATAAATAAAGTTCAGCTAAATGGATAAGTTTTTCTTTAGTAGATTCATTTATATGAACAGATTCCTTTAAAGAATCAATAAGAGGATCTGTTTCATGTTCTCTTACTTTCTTTAACCTTTTAGCTTCTAAAGAATCCATGGACTGATTATCAAATACAGATAAATCAATAGGATCAGTATTAACAGGTTTATCTGAGAATATCTTATTTAGTTCATCTAACATTATTCTTAACTACCTCCTTTATGGTTATTATATCACAAAAAAGACAATACATAAAGTATTGCCCGCATATAGTGATGGACGTCTTACATGAAGACACTCTTATTATAACATATATTTTAAATTTGTCAATTTTTTTTGAGAGGGTTTAGAGAGAAAATTGCTAATATAGTAGGAGAGGGAAGGAGGCGTAGAAGCTGAGAGGAATTTTTCAACCCACCCCCAGGGTATAAACACGAAAAACGAAATCACACAATTTTTTATATGTCTCCGTTGTTCTAGTTCTTGTTATGCAAATTATAAAAGATAAAAGTATAATATTATACAACTACATGATATACAATATTATAAATTTATATATGATATGTATAAAATTATAAAATTATACAACTTTTTTTGAGGGTGCCAAAATCCCTCCACTAGTTGTTATATATCAATATATCATTTTTAGATATATAAAAGTATAATATTATCCGTTTACATGTTGTATAAATATTTACTATTTAAATTAAAAATTTAGGAGGTATTTTGAGGGGGTAAAATTTACATATATAATAGTATAAAATTATACATATATTAAATTATACAACTGCACAACGTACATTTTTATTATTTTATACAACTTTTTTAAAAAACTTTCAAAAAAACTATTGACTATAGATTTATAAAGTGATATACTTAAGACAGTTAAGAAAGGAGTAATAAGAATGACAATATTACTATTAGAGTTATTTAAGATACTAATATTCATATTGATATATTTATTTATAATATATTTAGTATCAAATGACTTTAAAAAATTAATAAAAAGTTTAAAAAAAGTGCATAATATTAAAGAGGCATTAAATATATTAGATAAATACTTTTTTGAATAATTAAAACTTTTTTAAAAAATTTATTAAAAAGTATTGACTATATATTGATAAGGTGATATACTTAAGACAGTTAAGAAAGAGGGAATGAAAAAATGAAAAAATTTAGTGAATTAAAAACAAATGATATTATAAGGGTAAATGATTATAATTTAAAAATAACAAGTTATAATGAGCAATTAAAAGGTTATCATTTAGAGGGTAAAAAGAAGAATGACAATTCTACTTATATTGGATTATTAGTAACTGAAAAAGATTATAGTAAGATGGATGAAATAAACAGACTTTATTGTATTCCATTTAATAAAAATTGTGAGGTGTTATAATATGATAGATTTTAATATTAAAGGAAATAAACTTATAAAGATAAAATCATTTATTGACCAAAGAAAAAAGTACGAAGAAAAACAAGATAAACTTCTAAAAGATTGGGAACAAGACCAAGAACATACTGAATATTATAATAAAAAATTTATTGATTTAGAAAATGCAATTGATATTTTATATAAATATTATTATGAAGATGTTCATGCTATCTTAACAAATGAAGAAATAAACCAAATACAAAGAGAAATCAATTATAATTTTATGAGTGATAAATTTTATAATAAAATGGTGGAAAAATTAGAAAGTAAAGAGGTGTAAAAATGAAAAAGAGACTATTAACAATAAGTATTATTTTAAACATTATACTAATGATTTTATTAATTTTAATATTAAATACAACTTATAAAGCTGATTGTGTAAGTTTTACAAGTGAACAAAAAATAATTGATTATATCATGGGAATAGATTAGGAAAGGGATTGATGAGGTGGAAAAAGATGAATGATAGTTATATTTTAAATGAAACAACTGATATTTTTGAAAGTTTAGGAAGTTATGACAGTTTAAAGTTTGTGTCTTATTTGCTTGATACTATTTATAATAGTATAAGAAATGAGTGCGAAACTGACAAAGATATTAAAACTATTAAAAAATTAGAAAAATCATTAAATTTAATAGATGAGATAATAAAGGAGAATAAAGAAAATGACTAGAGAAGAATTAAAAAACGAAGTTATGCGTTATATAGATAACAACTTAACTAATGAATATGTAGGTGATAGAACCGATATAATTTTAAGAATATTATATCAACTAGAAGAATATTTTGATTATAAAAATGAAACAATAGACAAAGTAATAAACTTAATACAGAATGCTAACGAATTAATGAATTAAAGGGAGATGAAAGAAAATGAATTTTAAAGAATATGATGAAATAATAAAAAAGCATAAATATGATATGTTATTTTTAGAAATATATTATGACTTAACTTGTAATTGTGAATTAGGTTTTGAAAAACTCAATGATGATGAAAAAGAAACATTAATATATTTTATTCATAGAGCTTATTTAAAAGATGAAGGTCATATTGACTTAGCTTGTATATGTGATAAAGCTTTAGAACTTAAAGATGAAATATTAAAAAATGATGTTAATGTATTTAATACTTGGGATTTATTAGATATGTTATATTCATATCTTTAAAATAGAAAGGATTAAAAATATGAAACGTAAAACAAAAGAGGAACTAATTAATATTATAGAAGAATTGCAAAATAAGTTAGAAATTGCTGAAAATGATGTTGATTATTGGCAACAAGAATATGATGAAATGGAAGAAATCAGGGAAGATTTAGAATGTCAACTTGAAGACTTATCAATAAAAGATGGAATTAAAGATTTAGATAATTTTAAATTTGAACTATCTAAAGAAAATCTAAATAGTAAAGAATTAATAAATTTTATTGATAATTATGTAAGGTTTAAAAATGATTAAAGGAGTGAAGAAAAATGGAACATGTAGTTAACGAGGTATTAGAATATTGTCAAAATGATATGAAATATTTACAAGAAATTATTGACTATTTGCAAGATATTGTAAATAATAGAGAAGAGGATTATTTACAAGAAAAGATTTGTTCAGAATGTGGTAAGTATATGAATAGTGGTTATTGTATTGAAAATGGATTAGAATATTATTGTAGTGATGAATGTTTACATAAAAATTACACTGATGAAGAATATGAACAGTTATATGATAATGGTAACGGTGATAGCTACTGGACTGAATGGGAGATGTAATTTATGAATACTAAAATATTAATAGAATTAAAAAACACTATTTGCAATTATGATTTGAATAAAGAGGATGCTAAAATAATTGTTAATGATATTAAAAATGAGGTTTGCAAAATGTTAAAACAAAATGACAATAAAAAATTTCTTTATGAAGAACAAAGAATTGCTTTACAAAATATCTTTGATTTGCTAGGAGCTTGTGATATAATATGAATATATATTTGAAATTATATGACATAAAAACTAAAAAGACTTTTAAAAAGTTCTTTAATACTGAATTAGAAAGAGATAAATTTATTAGAAAATTAAGGTATAGTAAAAAATTAATTATTAGAAAGGATTATGATTATGGATATAGTGATGAAAGATTATGATTTAGAATGTTTTGAAGATAAAGATGTTTATACATGGGAAGAAATTATTGAAATAATTGAAGAATTAATATCTGATAAACATAGACTTGAAGAAGAATTGGAAGATTTAAAAGAAGATATGGCATGTAATTATAAAAAGATTAGTTATGATGAAATGTATGATATTAATGATAGTTATTTTATATAGTGAGGTGGAATTATGAAAAAGAATAGATTATATTTTAACATTTACATTGAAAATGAACTTGAAAATGACATTGAGCTTGTTGGCTCTGCTGATAATATGGAGGCTCTATCTTTCTATTTTCAAAGAAATAAATCAAGATTATATGATTTAGGGGTTAAAAAAGTGAAAGGGTTACGAATTCATTTAAATATTGACGGAGAAAAATATTTGGTTATTGTAGATAAAGATTAGAGGTGTTAATATGATTTATAATTCATTGTATGATTATCAAAAGAAAATAGTTGATACTTTGAAAGTTAATAATGCAGGTGGACTTTTTACAGATACAGGAACAGGTAAAAGCTATATGTCAATTGCTTTATATCAAGAAAAATGGAAAGAAAAGAAAGTTAATAAATGTTTAGTAATTTGTTTACTAGGTAAGATTGAAGAATGGGAACGTGATTTTAAAAAGTGGCAACCCTTTGATAGAATTTTGATAATGGATGGTAAAAAAGAAACATTAAGAAAATACAGGAATGGTGAATGGGATGTTTGTATTGTCAATTTTGAAAGAACATGGAGAACTAAAGATATGCTTTATTACACTGATGAAAACACTTTTATAATCATTGATGAAAGTCATAAAATAAAAACACCTGATACAAAACAAGGTAAATTTATAGCTGATTTAGGTATGAAAACACCTTATAAGTTTATTCTAACAGCTACACCAATGGGAAATGGATATATTGATTTATATAATCAACTATATTTCTTAGGATTTATAAATATGAGTAAAAAACAATTTGAAGATATGTTTTGTGTATTTCAATTATGTTTTATTCCAGGTAGTAAACCTTTTAAAAAGATATCATATTATAAAAATACTAAAATACTTGATGATATAGTAAGTAAGTATTGCTACTTTTATGAACGTCCTGTTGATGAAGATATGCTACCTAGTGAATTAATAATAAATATAAAATTAGATAAGATGTATAATAAAATAGCTAGAGATAGAGTTTATAAAGATATTGTTTTAGATAGTATAAGTTCTAAAAGAATTGCTTTAAAAAGCTTATGTAGTGGTACTATTATGGGTAAACCTATCATAGCTGAAAATAATGATGATACTAAAGTATATCAATTAAATAAAAATAAAATAGAATGGGTTAAAACCTTTTTAGAAACATTTAATAAAAGAGTTGTTATATTTTATCAATACACTCATCAAATGGAACAACTTTATGAAGAGATTTCTAAAACAAAAAGAACTGTTGCAAGATATAATGCAGATTATAAAGAAAAAGATTTATTTTTAGAAAACAATGACTGTGTTTTACTTGTACAATATAAAAGTGGTGGAACTGGTATTGATTGGCTAAAAAATAGTTATGTGGCTATATTTTACTCATTACCTGATAGTTATATAGAATTTTATCAAGCTAAAGGTAGAATATTTAGGAATGGACAAAAAGAAAAACCATTATTTTATATTTTAGTTAGTGATGGTTCAAAAAGTGTTGATAAAATGAATCTGGATGCTTTGCAAGATAAAAAAGATTTTAATGATGATTTCTTTAATAGAAATTTTTAATCTAGGAGGTGAAAGATGAAAGAAGAAATAAAAGAAAAGATATTTAATATTATTTTAAAGTTTACTACAATGTTGCTTTTGATAATGCTTACTATAATGTTTGTATTATTAAATATATCACTATATAAATGTATTGTTGGAGGTGTATGTTCATGAGTAAAGATAGAGAAAAGGAATTGAAAAAATTAATATATTTAAAAAGTGAAATTATTAAAGAATGTAAAAGAGATATTAAAAAATATCATGAAGAAATTAATCAGATAAATGGTTATAAAAAATTGGAAAAAATAGATAGGAGATAAAATTATGGAAAGAAAATTAAAAGTTTATGAAGTAAGTTATGCAAGTGGACTGTTTAGATGTGATAATAGACAAACAACTAATATTTATTCAACTAAAGATTTAAAAGAAGGAGATTTTATAGTAGTTGAACATATCAATTGTGGAGTATTTATAGGACAAGTAGTACAAGATATAACTTATGATTTTGAAGATTGCACTGATGATGATATCAAGTCTGATATTGACTATAAATACATTCAAGACATTAATCTATCAAATTTTATTAAGGAAATTGAAAATAAAAAGAGAAAAGAAGAATTAAAACAACAAATGCAAGAAAGATTTAAAAAGATAGATGAAGAAAAGAAATATGAATATTATGCAAAACTAGACAGTGAAATGAAAAATATGTATGAAGAATATAAACAATTATAAGAGTGAGGTGTTAAAATGAGTAAAAGAATAGTTTTGAAATTGATAAAAAGTATCTTTAAAGATTATGCTTATGTTAAAGATTTTAGAAAAGATGAAAATACTTTAATCATAGAATTGAAACCTTATGCAAATATTCACGATGTAATATAGAAAGGAAAAATAAGAATATGGATAAAGAAAACAATATCGTATATGTGAAAACTAAAAGAGAAATATTCAAATGTTATAAATCAGAACAAATGCACAAACCTATTTATTATCCTGTTGAAAGTAAAACAAATGGATATATTGATTATAATGATGTAATTGATATATTATCAGCAGATGATTTATACAATGAATTAAAAAAAACAAAAAGAAGTTATTGATAATATTAAAAAATGCTTTGATGATGGACATTTTGAAGATGATTGTGATTGTCTAATAATAGAAAAATATATATATGATTATTTAGAAGAGGTGTCAGAATGAATTATAGAGAAAGAATAAGAAAATCAATAGAATGTCCCCAATTTGGTAATGAAACATATGGAGAATGGGGAGCATTGAATTTAGAACAAAGAAAATATATAAAAAGATTATTAGATGAATTAGACCGTGCTGATAATTACATTGAAAGTGTATATTTAGAAAATGAACAACTAAAAGATAATTGGAATAAGTTAAAAGAATATATAAAAGAAACCAAGTTAAAGGAATTTGAAAAATCATATGGTAAAAGATATGGAAAAACATTTACACAAGCAGAAATAATTATATGTAATATGATTTTAGATAAAATGCAAGAACTAGAACAAGGAAGTGATAGTAATGAATAGAAGAATTAAAAAATTTATAACTAAATGTTATAACAAAGAAAAAGATGCTTATTGTTGGATTAATACTAACAAAAAATTATCAGATGAAGAATTATCCGATATAGAAAAATATTTTAATATCAAAAATTATAACTTCATGTTGATTATTAATGGTTGTTCACAATTAAGGCCACAAAGAACATGGGGAACATTACCAACATTTTTAAAAGGAATTGATGGATGTCATAATATATTTAAAAGTTCTTCAAATGCATTTATATTGTGTAGTTGGTTAGAGGATTATGATGAGTATAAAGATGATATTAAAGAGTTGTTAGATTTACCTGATGTTTTAGAAGTTAAAGTATTAAGGAAGTGATAGTAATGAATAGAGAATATACATTAAAACAAATATGTAAAATGATTTCAAGTGGTGAAATTCCTGATGAAGTATATAATAAATATTTATCTAAAACTCCGATAGGCTTTATGAATAAA